TTCCATATAACTTTTCAAACTCCTGCAATGCTCTTCCGTGTATTCTGATTGTTTGCCTCCATGAATACGTTATTTCATCTGCAATTTTTTCAAATGTCTTTTTCTCAACATACCGAGCAAACAAAATATGATAATAAGTTTCGTTGTCAATTCCATCAATTTGCGAAACAATAAGATTCTTTTTATCTACATAGGTGTCGATTAAATCATCCAATTCCTTTTCCATCTTTTCAATTTTGCAATAGGTAGAACCCATTTTGTCAAAATCAGGACTTGTTTTTACTCTTTCTTCATTTTTTACAGCAGAAACACTTCTTGCCAGTTCTCTAAATTGCTGTATTTCAGATAACTTATTGTTTATCATTCGGTCAAGTCTACTAATTTGCTGTAAATATGTTTTAGTATCCATAATTTCTATAACCTCCTCTAAATGGGTTTTTTGGCACTTCTATTTTTGCCATACTCCAATTTCCCTCAATAAAGTATGCTAAAGACGCAAGGCAATCCGCCGCATCCTCATGTTTGTTTTTTCCAGTAACCGTAAAGCTATATAAATTTGTCATAAATTTTCTGTATTCCTGACTTCGACATCCAACATCACGGAAATAAAACTCTCTAATACTTCCAGCCTTATCCCATATCCTTTGTGCTTTTCTCATGTTTGTAGGTGCATATTCAGAACGTAGATTTATTTTTCGCCCTTTTTTCTTTAGTAATTCTTCAATTTCATCCTTATATCCTTCTCCGCCTTGATTTGCTTCAAAAAACGCACTTCCAACGTCATTATCAATAATCATGTTTGCTACTTTAGGTTTTGTTATTTTCTTTTCACTGTTGTCGAAAACAACATCGTCAATGTAAATTGAACCATCCTCGTACATATAAGCTACCGCAAATGCAAGAAAATCTTCCCCGCCTAAAGCAACGTCACAAGCCGCACATATTCTGTAAGGTTCTTCTTCTGGCAATACACCATTGTAAAATCTCATGTGTTCCGGATTAAAAACTGCTCCATCACGTTCAATTGGTTCCTGCTGATACTGTGCGTACCAAGATGCCATATCGTCGTTTTCTTCAAACTTTGCTCTTAATGTCCGGTAGTATTGCGTTGTATATCCAACACCGTAATCATAATCAAAGTTGCTTTCATCGTTTTCGTCCAAAGCCGGTATCTTCAAAATTTCATATCTAATATTTTTTGCTTCTGGGTTATTCTGTAAGAAATCCAATCTATCACTATAAAGGTCGTGCAAACTCCAAATTGTACCATTATGGATTAGTTTGCACTGTTCTTTTTTACGTGACATTACATTATTGTCAAATATAATCTGCTTTCGTTTGAGTGTGTCCGGGTTAAGAACATCTTGAATACCTTCAAGAATATCATCCAATACCATCCAACCGTAAGCGTCATATTCTCCATTAAGTCCACTTTCCAATCCTTTTCCAGAAAGTGTTTTGTACTTCTTTTTTCTCACAAGGTCTACTTTATGATTTTTTGAATCCGTATCAGCAACTTTTACTTTTGGAAATACATCAGAAAAACAATATGTTGGGTCTGTCCAGATTTCCATGACACCAGTTAAAAATGCTCCGCCTAATCCCTCTTTGTACGTCACATACAAATTGCTTTTTTCTGCGTCTTTTGCACAATGCCATGACATAGCAAGCGTTATTATCTGACTCTTACCAACCCTTGGCGGCATGTGAATAAACAATTCGTCAAGTTTTCCATCTTCAAGTTCCTGCAACTTATCGGCAACTTGTTTAAGGGTTTTTCTTCTAGGCTCGTAAAATCTTTCTTTCTTAGGTCTGTTTTTTTCTATGTAAAGAATGTAACTATCAAGAATGTAAGGTGCTTCATAAAGCAGTAAATCGTAATATTTATCTAAAATATCATACGACTGCTTGTTTTTTTGAGATTTTGTTTCAAGCCAATTAAAGTCAGCACCATTTGTAATTGATTTTATATACTCAAAAATCAGTTCTTTTGCTCTTGTAGAAACTTTCAATCCATATTCACGGTCTTTTCTTCCGCAAAGTATAATTTTACTTGCTTCGCAATATGCATCTATTACACTACGGTCTATTCCATTCCGTAATATGTATTTTTCGTATTCTTTTATATTTTTCTCATCTTCAATTGTATGCATTAAAAAAGCACCTCCACACAAGCAGAGATGCTATAATAGGCATCCTGCCTATAATTTTTCTAGGTTAGCGACTAACTCCGTTTGTTAGCCGGAAATTTAATTATTTACTGTTCCACTCAAATCCAAAATCCGACCTTTTAATTTTGCATTGAGGAATACCGTCTTTCCAAAACACCAAACCCTCTATGTAATGTTCGGATAGATATTTTTTAATTCCATCAAAGGTTCGTTCTACTTCAACAATGATTCTTCCATGTGGAATAAGGTCATCATAATCTTTATTGTACGGATTTCCATTAAAATGCTTTCCAACTGCTTCATACGTTCCATCAGTTAAAGGGCTTAAACAACACTGCATTGCAGTATCATATGCTTTTCTGAACCACTTATCCTCCGGTTTCTTATCATCAACTTTTACCCAACATGGAAAATGCCCTGTAATTGGGTCTGCCTTTTCCTGACATTTAATAGCTCCTTTCGGAACTGGTTTACCGTTCTTTGCGTCATATCTCTTGTAAAATTCTCCGTTGATAATCGCGCAACATGAACCATCAAATTTTACCGTTGCGACTCCATCTCCATTCAAAACCCATTCCATACCTTTTGTTACAATCGGAAGTGTTTCTACAACGCAATTGCTTATATATTTTCTTTCAAACAACGTAGGTATCTTTTTCATTTTTACTTCACTATCCTTTCCTCCGATAATCGGCAATTACTTTTCAACTAATTCATCCGCATATCTTGTCAGTTCAATTTGTGTTCCATTTTCATCTTTTGTACAAACAGAAATATATCTATTACATGAACTACGCACATCTCCTCCAAGCCATATTTCCGTTTTATCATCATCAAAACTGTAACACTCTCTCATTTTTTCAATGCAATTATTCATTTCTGTTATTTTCATAATGACAAACCCTTTCTGGAAATTCACAAGTTTCAACTTTATCTGTCTTTTCTCCGTATTCTTTCACGTTTTTATTTTTCCATAACCTTTTTGTGATTTCTTCACTAGGCAAAACAAAATGTTCTATATCACAATCACGCAATTCTCTTAATGCTTTTATCCCCAAACTCAAAATCGTATTACTTTCCGAAATCATATTTGCAGGTATTCTATTATTTTCGTTGAAACAAGGAACCAATTTCCGTGAATCAATCTTACAAACCAATCTTACATCACTCATTTTCCATAAACCTCTCAAAATCTTCCATACACTCATTACATAAATCGTAGGTCATATTTAATATGCCATTTTTTGTGATTGAATTCATACACAACAGCCCTACTTTTATCTCTTTCCCACACCTGTCGCAAGTGTGCCATTGTTTTTGATGTTTCATTCTTCCACCGCCTTTTAAACTAACCCTAGCATATGCAAAATTTCATGTTCACATATTTCCATCGAACCTTCTCTTGTGTGAATAAGGATTTCGTGCAGTTTCTCATATTCCGATTGACTACACTTATATTTATTAAAATTACTTGAAAAGCAATAATATAAACAATATCCATATCCTTTTCCAGCAATATTTTCATAAACATTCTTGCCGATAATATTATATTTTGACGTTTTCAAAACTTTGTTTTTTTTGTCTATGAAATACTCCTTTTCTTTTGCTTCTAATTTCTCTTGAAGATATTTCAAAAAAAATTGTATATCTTTTTCAGACTTAGAAACATACAAAATAGTTTTTTCCATCAATCCACCAACTTCCTACCACACTTAGGGCAATTATTGATTTCATAATCAAAATCCATAAAACTATCTCCAGTTGCAAAATGTATATAAACACCGTGTTCATCTTTGTATATGTAATCTTTGTATTTTTCGCTTGTGTAATCTTTGGTATAAATGTTTTTGCAAAACTCACACATTTCCATATCGCCTTTATCAATCCACCAATCATTGCTTTCTCCCAACGTGAAATATCCAAAACACAACCATTCCTATGCTTCGTGGTATAAATAAAACTGGAAAAAAAACATAAAATAATAGTGCAATCATTACACATCCGAACATATTCATTTCTGTTTCTTCGTACAGATACTTTGATACAAAACCGTAATAGCATAATGCATATATATCTTTGGTATCTACCAAGATAAAATATATGAAATTACCTAAAAACAACCATAAAGCATAAACAGCAATTAAATTTTCCATTCTATCACTCTCCCTCTTTTAACCCATATGGTGCGTTGGTAAAACGGATTTCCACACCTCTGACATATTATTTATTCATCTTCTTTGTTATGCTTGCAGTAGACAAGCAAATACTCTGCAATCTGTTTTAACTCATCAATGGTATATTTTTTTGTTTCTGGTGGTTCTCCAATAGATGGATTTTTCACTTCGCACGTTGCGCTAGTAAGCATTTCGACAACATCCAAAGGGTTTGAGAAACAATCCATGGTATGCATCTCATTTTCTAATTCTTCTATTCTGTCTTTATAACCGGATAATTCACTTATTGTTAAAACACACAACGACGCATAATCTCCGCTATCGAAATCTCTTAGTGCAGAATCAGTAAATCTTGAATGCAATCTAACGTATTTATCTAATTTACTTTCAAGACAAAAATTTTTTTCTCTTTCAATTTTGTAATCTTCAAGAGAAACAAATTCTCCGTTTGCGTAATCAATTCCATCTTTCGTTCTTCCGTTTTTGAAATTGTAAGTTTTAATAATACTTGCCATTTTACACCTCCAGTTATATTCGGTTTCTTGTGTTGGAAAGTATTATCCGGTCACTTATTACTATTCTGTCCATACTCTACTGTCAGACAACCAACACAAGCATTTTAATTATTTCAGCAAGGAATACCGAAACGCTTGCTTATCCGGTAGCGAACCGGAACATTGATGTGGTGAGGAATCGAACCTCACATGATGCCTTTGTCCATATCCTTTCGGCTCACTTTGGCATCGTACTTGTGGTTTCCTGCGTCTACCCTTTCCGCCACACATCAGCAAAGGCACCCATTCAAATGACTAATGATTATATCGCAAAACAGGAAAATTCTAGGTACCTTTGCATTGTATCATCCCCTCTATCGGGGAAACGCCGATATTTGGATTTGAACCAAAACGTCATAACGACTACTGACAGTTTAGCAAACTGCTCCCTTGCCTGATTAGGGTTATATCGGCAAATAGGTGTATTGCAATCCCATAAGGCTTACATTCCTTATTTGCAAATTTGGAACATTCTTACCTTTGGATATTTCCCTTAGGAAATTACACCTAATCGGCAACCGTAGATTTGAACCACGATTCTTTGTGTATAGTGGGATTCTACACAACGCATTATCCATTATGCTATCGCCGTAAGTACGGATTGGCATACATGCATCTGTTTTTTAATCCGCACTGTTGCGATTCTTTTGCGTCCGGCTACTTTGGACAATGGGAACTATCGCAACAAAACCATAAACCCCACCAGACCTTGTGACGGTCCTTTAATCAGCTTTCCGCTAGTGGGTAAAGAAAGGGTTCATGTCAAAGCAAAACATGAGCAAACCATATACACCGAATTGCCGGTGTTGTATTCCGATTCGCTCTCGGCTAGAACGGATATACATTGCCCCTCTTTGTGATTCACACTCCTTATCACGGTTAAGAGTTCAAGGGATATGGTAAAACTCTTAATGAGTTATAAAATATATCGCCACAATGGACGTACAAAAATTGATTATTGACATTATTCTATCACGAGGTCTTTCGCCTAACACTATGTTCAAAAACGAAACTACCACCATGAATCCAAAATAAACCACAGCAATGTATCGAATCAAAAAACTAATCATCACGGTTCCTCCACTCTTCGCATCCGTGGTCGTGTTCTACATAATCAGCTAAATAGTAACTGTCCATATTCTCGCACACATAACCATTCTCACGGCTATATGCAGCATATTTACAATTTCCACAACACTGTTTTTCGTTATCGTCCATCCTTGAAGTCCTCCATTTCTTTTACACTCATTCCAACAATTCCTGCCGAACCATCCGAATCCGTATTCTTGAAATACTCTCCGTTCTGCGGAAACATGAAACGGAACATTGCGTAATTTGCTACGTCGCAAAGATATTCCGTGTTTCCAGTTTCTTCAAACTTCGCAAGACACTTTTTAAGACTTCCAATCGCATCCACATTTCCGGTTGCGAAATTTCTACTTGCCTTGCCATATTTGTAATAACTCTGACATATCAACGCTTTTCGCTTATCGTCAAACGCTTTTGAGTATTCCGTTTTTAGCAATTCATTTTCCATTCTCAAAAACCCCTTTTTTATTTTTTCGGGAGTATGGGGGACTTAGCAGGCGGTTTTTTAATCCCTCAATAGAGGGGTAGGGGGTAGGCTGCTAGTCCTCTCTTTTGTTCGGTTCGTAAAACTACAATTATACGAACTTTGACGATTTTCCGTTGTTTATCCGTCTTTTTTCTCGATTTCAATGACTTCCTGCGCCGGATTTGTCAATTTTGGAAGCTCGCTATCCGTCAATGCTCGGTTGCTTTGTTCGTCAACCTGCACCGGTGCGGTCTCTGCCATCCCATAAGCCGCCTTTGCAACAAATATCAGATTGGCATTCGTGCCGGTCTGGTTATGTAAGCGATTGAGGGTAAAAGACTTGCAAATATTAAACCATTTTTTAACTGTGCTACCATGTGCAGTGCTAACCCTATACCTGCCCATAGCCCAATCAGTAAATGTATTTCTATCAATTCCAACTAAAAAACTAAATACCTCCAGTGTTGGCAGTACTTTATATTTAGCACATATACGGACATAAATATTAAATATATTATCCAGTAATTTTATATCATCATTACTAGGCTTTTGTATGTTATCAGAAATATAGAAAATCATAGATACAAAGTTATCCGCTACACTTTCAGCATCTCCATCTAGTTCGGTATCTATATACTCATCTACCAGCCTATATATGTCGTTCTGATATACTTCAATACCAACTTCGCTTTTAACTGTGTTATCTTTCACAACCATTACCTCCAAACATCCAAAAAATAAAAAACGCCAACACAAGAAAAATAAAAAGTTATCCTCTTGCGTCAGCGTTTATATATGCTGCCGTCTGTGTGCTACTGTTTCCAGAGCAGTAATTTAATATCTGCCCTTACTATACACGATATACAAGTTGTTGTCAATAATAAATTTATAATATTTAT